CTAGCTGATCCGCCAGTTTTGCGACGCCCATTCCGTACATCATCCCCAAGTTCATGGTTTTGGCTTGTTTTCTAGGAATGTCGGCCATTTCTGCAACCATTGTGTGAAAATCCATGTTCGGATCTTCGCGGTAGCTCGTTACAAACTCATCAACGCCCCTCAGAGGCACATCTCTGCTTTTTCCGTAGACATGAGCGTAGTGAACCAAGATCCGCGGTTCCTGTTGCGAGTAATCTATTGACGCCCACTGTTCTCCCTCTTCCGGCAAAAACAAAGACCGTATAAGTGGCCCAATCTCAGGATCGCGGGCCGGAATTTGCTGTAAGTTGGGATTGTTCATAGAAAAACGCCCAGAAACTGTGCCGCCATCGTCTCCTCTGATCTGATTGATGTGCGAATGCACTCGACCGTCGCCGTGACAGAATTTTAGGATGTTATTGATGAAAGTTCCGCTGGTTTTGTTTAAACTGCGGGCTTGGACGATTAATTGTGGCAATTTCTCACTGTGTTCTGCCAGAAACTGCTTTTTAAACGAGGGCGCACCCTTTTCTGTCTTTGGATACGGTATGGAGAGGTCATCAAAGGCTTTTGCAATAGAATTTGCCGCCCAGATCTCTACATCTCTGCCCACTAAGCTTTTTATCTCTTTTAGGACTAATTTCTCTCGTTTTAGGATCGCGTCGCGCGTTCTTTCGGTTTTGTCCATATCAACGCGAACACCTCGCCATGTCATGTTGACTAAGCAGGGGAGCAAATCTAGCTCCAGATTTACAATACTCCAGAGGTTTTGCTTGCCGATCTCTACTTTTAGGTAGTCCCAGAGTTGCAGGGTAACTTCTGCATCTGTCTGGGCGTAGGGTCCAACGTACATGGCGGGCATTTTCCACATGTCTGCCTTGGGATCAAAGCCAAACTCTTTGGCGGCTTCTCTGAGTAGGCTTTCGTTCTTTGCCAGCCCCAGATACTCAAACGCTAGTGAGTTTAGTGCATAGGAAAACTTATTTTCATCCAGAAGCGAAGCAACAACCATTGTGTCGATTATCCGCCCGTTTATCTCAAACCCCATACGTTTGATCCAACCTACGTCATATTGCGCGTTGTGCATTACTTTATCGGCGGGGCAGTCAAAGACTTTCTTGAGCCACTTGTTGACTATCTTTTCGTCTAGGTTTCCGCCACCACGGTGTCTTGTAGGAATATAGCCTGCCCAATCTGCTGTAGCCACTGCATAGCCGACCACTTCACCATCTCCAACAGCCCAACCGGGTCCGCTTGTTTTGATGTTTGGGTCACGGGTTTCTACGTCGATAGCAATTGTAGTTGCGCCTGTTAGGTCTGGAAGTTCTGCGGGTGGAACCCACTCTGACTTTAGCGAAGGGCTGGCTATTTTAAGCTTCATTTTTTAGTTCTTTCTGTAAATTCTGCACCCAAGGCACTATATCCGCACTTATCGACCCATGAGTCGGCCTTGTCTAAATCGTTTAGCAACCGCGCTGTTTTTAACCAATCCATCATTAGGGCAATGTGTTGCTCATTAACTTGACCGTGAGTTTTCATGGCTTCTTGGATTATAGCGTTCCAGCCCGCTGCAATGCGCCCAAAGTTGTCAAACGCATCCCCGTAATCTTTGGCCCTATCGCCGTTGATTAGTTCTTTCGCGGTGTCTAATACTTCGTCACGTTTCATTTTGTTCTTCCTTTTGGACGGATAAGTTACCAACTTTTTCGTAATCGAAGCCGAAGATTTCATTTAGCATCGGCTCCAGCATTTCTGCCATCACCCTCATCTTGTCCTCTGGTTTAATATCAGGGTTCTCTGTGACATATGTCAGGGCTATTGCGATGGCTTCAGTTGCTTTCAATTTCTTCCTCCCTTGGATAATAAACTAATACATAGCTCTCACATTCAGGACATGAGAGATTTGTTACCATAGAATGCTCTTCGTCATCCTCTATGTCGTGATCGCCGCCCCAAATAAGCTTTGTCTTGCAATGCCAACAGTTCATTGTAATTTCTCCTCTGGTAAAACGTGTTTCCTACACTCAGAACATTCGTCCTCAGAATATTTGTCCCACCAACAGGTCCATCTATGTCCGCATTTGCATAGGTAATTCCAACAATTCATAGATCATAACTCCTTGTAAAATCTTGAGGTTCAACGATAAACAGGCTTTGTTTAGCGCGGGTTACGCCCACATAGAATACGCGGTGCGTGTCGTCTGGGTTAACATTCATTTGTTCTTCGGCGGCGGGCGAAAGGTCCGTGAACAACACAACGTTGTCCGCCTCTCCGCCCTTTGCCCCGTGAATTGTTGACACGGTTATGCGTGGCTCGCCGTTAAAGCGTTCGCCGCGTCGAAGCATTGCAATGATGTAGGCTCTGTCGTTCTCTGGAAGTCTGTCCATAGCAACGTGCCAAACCATATCTTCTGTAGCCAGAAGCCCGTGGGCCGCGGTCAGTGTTTCGAGGGTTACGAAGTCTGTATCTTCGACGGCGGTCAGGGTTTTAAAGCCTCTTTTCACGCGGTCTTTAGTTGACATGTAGCTGTATATTTTACGCGCTACGGCTCCTGTGATTTCTTTGCCTTTGCGCAGTTGCTCCCAACCGTTAACGGCGTCGGATATCTTTTCGGAGATGGAGCGATGGCCGCGATTTATGAACAGGTATCCGGAGGACCGGAGTTCTGTGGCTACGGGCTGTAGTTGGTATCCGGCTTGGGCGAGAATGAGCCACGATCCTTCTGACATGTCGATCTCTTCGACGCTAAATATTCGGCGTATTGAGCCGTATTCATCGACCTTTGGTTTGTATTCTTTAAGGAAGCGCTTACCGATACGGGACACGACCCGTTCTGCCAGTTCGTGGATTAGGAAGGGAACGCGGTAAGACTGTGACAGGGTTTCTGACCCGCCGTCCAGCCCGATAAAGTGGTCTACATCTGCGCCTGCCCAGCGGTAGATGGCTTGGTCATCGTCGCCCGCGCAGTACATTCTTTTTGATCGTTCGTCTAGGATGTGCGCTATGTCCCACTGTAATGGGGAAAGGTCTTGCGCTTCATCTACAAAGCATAGGTCAAAGTTAGGACAGTTATACTGACCCTCTTTAGGAAAACTTTCCAGCATATCGGTGAAGTCGAACAACTCCATATTCTCTTTGTACATACGCAGACACTTGTCCACATAGGTGACTGTGTTCCACTCAACATCTATGCCGACACTATTGTACTGATCTCTGAGCGGGATCTTCCGCATACGGGCTAGGTTAATCAGACCCAAGATAGGGTCAGTTGCTTTGACCGTGCTGGGGATATCATCCTCATAAAGGCTGGTGCGGGTCATCTGAAGCTGTACGCCCATCTGATTAGAAAGCTCGCGATAGTTCTCTTCTTGCATCACTTGTTCGGGGCGTATGTCAGAACAGGTTAAAGCAAGACTATGCAGTGTCCGGAAGTAGAACAGGTCTTTCTTGGGATCTAACCCAAATCGTTTCGCGGCACGTTCTTTTGCTTCGTTGGCGGCTTTACGAGTAAAGGCTAGGAAAGCAATGTTCTTTGGAGCAACGCCCTTTTGAAGAGCGTCATCGACCATATTAAGAAGTCGTGTCGTCTTCCCCGTTCCCGGTGGGCCGAATATTCTGAACACTGGTCCTGTCCTTTCTGTATATCTGCCAGACGCGCTGTTTGCTTATTTCAAACAATTTAGCGACGGCCGTCTTTGTCATGAGTTGCTCTTCAATCAGTCGAACGATCTCTAAGTTTCTTTTACTTGGCGGTGGTCTTGTCAAAACGGGCTCTCCTGTTTTGGAGTAAAGTCTGGAGTTGTAATATCTATGTCTCCGACCTCGAAGGCGGGTATCTGCCAGACGCGCACTGCGCGGCCTTTAATCTTTAGAACCGTGCTGTCTCCGTTTATGTCACGAAGGCGCTGGGCAATGCGGTGGGACTTATACTCAAAGAACTTGTTCTTCTTTAGAAAGTTCTCGAAGTCTTTTAGGCGGAAGTAAGTTACCATTGCGTCCTCATCGGTCCAAGGGCGGCGGAGTAAGATCTCTTCTTTATCTTGCGCCTGCTGTAGGAAGCGACAGAACTCTTCGAGGTAGTCGTAGAACTGTCCGCTTACACTGGCGTCCACTGCGACTTCCATGATTGCGCTTTCGTTCTCGCGCATTTCGGTAAGCAGGGAACTGATCCGGCCTTCCCACTGTTGCTTTGCGGCGCTTCGCGGCATGAAGTTGAGTTGCTCCATGCAGGCTTTTTGAAACATGGGCTGGCTCATCAGGGCGTCAGTGTCTAGCTCCAGAGGCTCGCCGTTTACATCCATAAACCAGACAGGCGGCGTTGAGTTGTACTTCCGCAGATTTGCTACCGTGGCGTTCTGCACGGCGGAGCCGATACCAAACTTACGGGTCTGACATAGCTCCTTGTTACAGTGTGCGTTGATTGGCGCGTCGCTACAGCGGTAGGCATATTCTTTGCGCTCAAGCTGTTTTGCAACGACTGTGACTTCGCTTAGAGGCAACGGCGGCTCAAAATACTGCATGTTGTAAGTAAGGATCTCTGTCTCCCAGCTATCTGGGAAAGCTTTGCGTAGATACACGCCGATATTAAACAGGCCGTTGTTGCGCCCACCCTCAGATATTTTCTCTTTAATCAGGTGTTGCAAGCAGGGCGGGCCGTCTCGCATGGGCGTAGTTTCGGATGCCTCGGTTATTTGTAGCTTTTGTATTTGCTCTGGCGTTTGGACGTGCGTTTCGTAAAGGTTGTAGAACTCTTTTAGCGTGGCTGAAGTGCCGTCATCTAGGATGCCGTAGCGTAAACCATCCTCTGAATTATAGTAGGGCAGGTTTAGAAAGTTGCCTACATCTCCACGATCTAGGTGTAGCTTTATCTGCTTTGGAAATACTTCGCTCTCGCCGTAGCCCAGCGCGGCGGCAATACTTTTCAGAGACTTCTGCATGTCCCGTGCTTCTACCCAATCCTTACAGAAGAGGAAGCAGTGCGCCCCACCAGACTTTGATCGGCATACAACGAGCGGAAGTTTTAGTTTTCTAATCTTTTCTAAAAGAACCTTGTGATCCAGCGGATACTGGTCAATATCTACACAGCCCCACTTGCACATATTATCTGCGTTAATCGGTATGATGCCGATAGAGTTTCCCTTACCAGAGAGGTGGCCCTCCCAAAGTTCCGCGGTCCGCGTTTCACGAACGATGCCTGCCTTACCTGTATTCTTACCGTTAGACTGAGTTTTTTCCACCCGATATGTGCCGTAAGCTTCTTTTAATCCATCAAAGATAGATGAGAACTTTTTAACTGTCATGGTTATGTCCTTGTGGTGGGGACTGCCGAAGCAGCCCCCTAGTAAAACTTAAAACGGGATGTCGTCTGAAGCGCTTTTGTCTTCGTCGTTTTGATGTTTTACAATCACATCGCCCGTAAGCACACTTTCGGAGAAAGACTTTGCTTTGGCGTAAACGTCGGCATCTTGCACTGGGTTTTCGCGGGACATTTCCCAACCGTGCCAGCTACCTTTAGAGTTCTCTTCGGCTTCCGCTTTGATACGGTAGACGTGAGAGAAGCG